ATCACTGCAAGCGTTGCCAGCACCAAGAGCTGCACCCTGATACTTGTAACGCAGAGCGAAAGCAAGACCAACTGGGCCACTCATTGGCTGAACACCAACGATTTCATTCGTAATAAGTTCTGGGAACGTACGACGAATCATAGGGATAAGTACTTTTGGCAGACGTGCATCACCAGTAGCGTAATTATCGCCACCACCTGTTGGGCCACCGTTTGGATTGTAGAGAGATCCGATAGAATCTCCTGATCCAAATACTCCACCCGAACCAGCCACATTGGACTCGTTTAGGTATCTTTCCTGATTCTCCATAAGAATAGCGGTATTCAAGCGAGTATGCTCGTCTTCAATAGGCCCGATTTTCTTAGAAGTATAGTCGAGCATCGGTGCCCACTTTTCAGTAAGCAGACGTGCGTCGTCTTTATTTATGTATGCTGGGGTATTCCTTTGCATTATTTATTTCTCCTTTTTTTATCTAATCCGTCTATTCAAGACCGGATACATATTCACTCACATGTGCAAACTCGTTAGTGGTTTCCACATTAGATTTTTCTTTTGGGGTATCAACTGTAGCCGCCACGGATTCTGTAAGAACCTGTACTTTTTCTACCTTCGATACTTCCTGCTCTCTACGCTCGAACATTTTCAATGCGTAGTCAAAATTTTCTTCGACGTAATCAACGGACTTACCTTTGAATGTCTGCTCAACAAAGAGACGTTTTTCATCTTTTAGGTTTTTCGTTTTACGTTCTATAATCAACTCAGAACCAATTTTGCTGTTTGATGCGCTAAGACGAACATTTTCTTTAAGAACCGTATTCATGTTTTCACGAAGGGATTCAATCTGTTCTCTACCATCATCAAGTGCTTCTCGGATGCTTTCATTAATGAAGTCTTCGTCAACTGAAACCATCTCTTGGATTTTTTTCAATTTACGAGTTGCTTTTGTGTTAGCAACAGCTTCTTTAAGCATGTCCTTTGGAAGTAGGTCATCTAAGGTAAGGTCTAAGAAGTTTGAAATGTCTGTCTGAAGCGAAGTAACCAATTTTTTGGATTCTTCACCTAGAAGCTGTTCATAATGCCCAACGATGCCTTCAAGTTTTTTTGTATGTTCTTTATCAACATTTTCCACCATCTTTTGCAATTTGGTGCTATGATCGGCATCAATGGCTTCAAGTATTTGGCCTAATTGTGCTTCGTGTGACTCATCCTGTTCTACCAGAGCTAGATTAACAGCCACTTCAACTTTCTCGTTGAGTTGTGCTGTAACTTGCTCAGAAACCACTTCTTCGAAAACCTTAGAGATTTCGCTCTTTGATTCTTCGGTCAGAACGGAATTGTCGATATTACTTAATAGTTCTTTTATCTTCATATCTTTCTCCTAAATTATTCTTCTTCCATGGCTTCTTTGATTCTATTCTCAATCTTAGCCTCAACGATGCCCTTGAGAGTAACTTTGGCTGTTGCAAAGTCTCCGGCATTCAGTTCCTTGATCATTTTTTTAACTTGTACCTCTTCCATGGTATTTATCCTTATAATTATTTATAGCTTTCTATCAAGAAAACCACATTATTTTTTACATTAATTGTAACTTTTTATAAATCCGATAATCAAACTCCGCAAATATTCATCGGAACTGGTCACTGGCATGTTAGATAAACCCTTATCTAGTTGGTTGAAAGCGGCTTCTGCAATAGTTCCGTCTGCGTTTAACAGCCAGTCCTTAGATTCCAGAATACCGTCTACAAAAGCGGTTGGAACGGATGGATCGTGCACAACATCACAACAAATGAGGTGAAGATTGCTTACTGTGTTCCCTTCCATACAAGGTGATAGCTTTCCAAGTGCTCTGCTTGAGACACCTAATTGTACACCTTCCATAATAAGAGACTTAACAATATTACCCATTGGGGTGTTTAAGATTTTCGATTTTCCGTAAAAAATGTTACTGTTACCTTCCTGCCAAAGATCGCCTATCATATGACAAGCACGTTCAGGATTGACATCGCAGGATGATGGGTGGTTTAATTCGCCAAGAGCACGTTTAGTTTTAACCATATCTGCCATATAACGCGCCACCTCGGTTTTCATCTCATGGAGTGGGTAAATTCTTCCATTCTTGTTCTTTTCTTCTGCCATCAAGAACGGGCCTTTGATAAATAGATTCTGAGGTTCGTTTTTATTCTTTTCCTCAATAACGTAATCTAATTCAAAAGTAGGTGATTCGACTAATAATTTTAATGCCATTTCTTTCTCCTTTTAATTATTTACACGCATCAATGAATAAAACCACATTATTTCATGAATTCATTTACTAAAAAATCTTTTGAAGAAGATATTTTTGAATTATTTCATGAATCGATTTATATCTTTTTCAGTAAATATTGTGAATATATACCCATTCTTCTTAGACCATTCACCTGCGGCCTTCCACTTCGCATCATTGATTGCATACGATAACTGCTCGTATAGCAGGGTTTTAGGCTTTTTATTCCCATGATTCGTTGGTGGCATAGTCTGTTTATACGGTTTAACTTCGATCAGATACTTATGAACATTTCCCTTGACATCTTTCATTCTTACGTTGAAATCTGTGAAGTATTTATGCAATCTACCATCTGTTGGCTTAATATAAGGTATTACAATGGTTTCACTTCCCCACGACATGACCTGAGAATTCAAATCGAAGAACCGCATGACACGAAGCTCTAATGAACTCCGATACACGATAGGCATCGAACCTCTATACTTGGATGGATTTTGGGGTGTAAATGTACCCTGTTTCCATTGCCGTTTCTTATTCCACTTCTTACCCATAACTCTCAATAAAAAAGCGGATACTCCGAAGAATACCCGCTCGATGTTAACAACGTGACACTTTAAGCTTCTAAGGAAATTTCCATAGGCTTATCAGCACCTGCTAGTGGGTCAAAACTTCCCATTGCGGCTGGTGCCATCATGTTGTCTTGTGACTCAACACCCAAATCGTCAAGGATTTTACCTTTAAGATTTGATAATGCGTTGTCCAATGTGTCCTCAATATTCTCACCGAATGAATCGCCTTTGCTATCCAATGCATCTTCGATACATTCTGGTGCATACTTTTCGAATGCATCAACTAACAATTTATTAAATTCCTTCTGTAGTGATCTGATTTTAGACGTAAACGGGCCACCTGAATTAGATGATTTGGAATCGGAATCACCAAATGGGTTAGACTTTTTATCGTCATCATCATCATCGGAATCCTCTTTATCACCATCATCATCAGAGTCGTCATCAGAGTCATCATCGTCTTTTTTATCACACGGTGTGGACTCATCATCTTCATCGTCATCATCGGAATCCTTTTCAACATCATCGCCTGTATCCTTCTCATCTGTATCAGAATCGGGATTTCCAGAATAAATGCTTTCAAAGAGTTCTTCAAGTATGTCTTGTTCTGTTCTTCTCATAATATCTCCTTTCAATTACTTATGCTTGGAGCGGCGAATTTAAAGGATAATTTTGGTATATTAACCAACAAACATACCAAGTGGTTGCGATTCGCCAAATTTATCCTGAAGTTCTAGCTCTAGCTGATCCTTCATCTTAATACCTTGTGAAAGGATGTCATTCCATTGAACTGATCCACCACCAAGAAGGTTTACGGCTCCGAACTTACCACGGATGTTTCCGAGTTGGATCGAACTTAATGCCAATGTGTACTGATATACCCATCGTTCTGCAATCATGTCGCAGATTGGACGTTCAACCCATGCACCGATGACACCAACATATCTGTTACCTCTTCGAGTAGGTTCTGGGATCAATCGCATCATCTGAGTTCTCTTATCAAAGATAACTTCAGGGTCTGTTGCGAATAGTTTCTTTCGAAGTTCAATCCACTCCTTAAGAACGTGCCATGTGACTAGATCGAAACCTTGACCACCACCACCCATCATTGCACCGAATGCAGTCTGCTGTGCAAACATGTAATCCATTGTGAAGAGATAATCAGTTCCAGAATATTCTACTGGGTCAAATCCATGAATGGAAATAACTCTTCGCTCTTCTGCTAGATCGTAATCGTACACTCGGCCCGATACTGACTCTTGATCGGTATTGTACGACTTACCAAGTGTGGAGAACACATCTTTCATGTTGATTCCCATTCCTGCGACATACTCGCTTGAATCAAACATCAACCATTCATCCGTGTATCCAGCGTATTTACTGAACCATTCGAGTGACTGATTAATATTATCATAAATCACAGCATCACACAGCTCAACATCAACACTAGGCCACCCAAATTGCATCTTGATGCGGGAGGCGAGATCCGTATACGTTCTAACTGCGGAATTTAATGTAGTTCCACCTTCCCAACCTTCTGGGATGATGCTTCCTGACTTTGGATTTGTGCTTGGATTCATGATATCTCCTATTTATAAAATGTTTCGTAGAACCAAGGATTACTGGTGACAATGTTGTTACCTACAGGTATCCCTAGAATTTCTTCATGTCTACTTGGCGAAGGTTCTAATTTTCGTTTAACGTCATGGTTGCCAAATGGCCCATGAACTTCGTGATTCTCTTCAACTTCCTTCACTATATTGTCGAAGTCGTGTGTAAATCGAGGCATACCTAAATAATCATAAAGACCGTTCATAACCGCTTGGGGTTGTGTGGTTAAGTCTTCATATCTCATAAAGTGAATATCACCAATTTGCCCTTGGATATCAGTATCGTATAGTCTCTGTTATGAAGTTCCAATATGTGACTCTGTTAGCCAGTTATTGACTCTAGTTTCTATCGTAAGGCCATTGTTGATGTTCAGATGTCTGTTAGCCCGAAACTTAAGCTCCTGACTCACCATGACCTCTCTGAGATCTCTAACCATACTAAACATCTTAGGCTTTCCACCTAAGATTGAGGTAAGCCAATCATATTCAATCATCCATCCACGGGATTTGTCACAAACTATCGGTCTATCCGTCACTCCTTCATAAAAACCACTCATGCCCTGTCTACAAAACCCAAGCATGGCTGTCTTCATGAGATCAGAAGGTTGACTTTTAATCTCTGGCACCTCCATATGATTTCGGACACCCTCACAGAACCCCAATAATGGACTCGTTGCGGAGCCGTATATCTCGGGATTCTGATGCAGGATGACCTGCAACAATTCACTACCCGATCTAGGCATTGAACTGTTGAATATGAATTGCTTACTCATG